AACATTTGGTGACTTTAAAAGAATAATAGACCTAGCATTGCAGGGAAATCTAGATCTAGAAAAAGCAGCAACTGAAAAAACAGATGGCCAAAATCTATTTGTTAGTTGGAATGGAAAAATGTTGGCTGCCAGAAATACTGGAGATCTAAAGCGCGGTGGCATGGACTATAAAGCCGTTGCTGCAAAATTTAAAGGTAGGGGTAATATTGAAAAAGCATTTACATTTGCAATGAAAGACCTAGGAAAAGCAATTGGCAGTCTCAATCCAAAACAACAAGAAAAAATATTTGATAATGGTAACAACTGGGTAAATATGGAAATCATGTTTCCAGCTTCTGCAAATGTAATTACCTATGATGCACCATATTTACAATTTCATAATGTATTACAATATAAAGACGGAAAAGCAATAGGCTCAGTTTCAGACGGAGCCAGAATTCTTGCTGGAATGATTGCACAAATAAACCAAACAGTACAAAAAAACTTTTCTATTATAGGACCAAAAATTCTTAAAATGAATCCTCACCAAGACTATTCTGCTAAAAAACCATATTTTTATGGTAGATTAAGTAAGCTCATGAAAAAATATGGCATGAAAGAGTCAGATACATTTTCATATTATCACCAAATATGGTGGGAAACTTTTGTTGATAAAAAAATGGGAAGTGTTGATAATACAATTAAAATGGGATTGGTTAAACGTTGGGCATTCTTTGATAAGTCGTTTAGGATAGACAAAAAGAACTTTACAGATGAAAACCTACTTAAAAAAGCAAAAGAGTTTGATAAACTTAATCATGCTGACCAGGTAAAAAAGAATATGCTGCCCTTTGAAACATTATTTTTTGAATTAGGAGCAGAAGTTCTTAAAAATGTAGAAGGATTCTTAGCTGCTAATCCAGATAAAGCTATTCAAACCGTAAGAAAACAGGTTGCAAAGGCAATTAGTGACGTTAGAAAGGGTGGAGACCTTAAAAAATTAAATAGAATGACTCAACAATTACAGAAAATAAAATCTATTGGGGGTTTTAAAACTATAATACCAAGTGAAGGTTTGGTGTTTATATACAAGGGAAATACATATAAATTAACAGGAGCATTTGCACCAGTAAATCAAATTGCTGGTATGATGACTTTCTAAAAAGAGAAAAGGTTATGAAAAAATATATAAGTGAAGCAAAGGTTCAAAGAATGAGAAATCTCGCAACAAAGAAATTTGGAGATAAAACAAAAATACAAATAGGGTACGGTAATAATGAAGGTGACCATGTTGAAGGAGATGTTTGGGAAGAAAAAGGAAAAAAATGGACTATAAAAAATGGAATAACTCAAACCATTACAAAATTAGATAGCGTAAGAAATAAGGTACACATGCCATTAGTTTGCCCAAAATGTGATACTCGAGTAATGAAAGGTGAATTAGATAAAATGTTTTGGAAATTATATAGTGAATGTATGGACTGTAGAATTTTTCATGAAACAGATCTTAAAATAAAGGGTAAATATAAACAATACGAAAAAGATATTATGACCAAAAACTTTAAGTCATATATTAAAGATTTAAAAGAAGTAGCAAAAGATTTTATTGGGGAAACAAATAGAAAGGGATATATAACTGAGGCAGGTAAAATAGAAGATTGGAGTGGCGAAAATACAAAAGAAGTACGAGATAGAATCAATAGTCGTATTGAAAATCTAGAAAAAGATTTAACTAAAAAGTACGAAAATATGCATAAAGAATAACGTGTCGATATTTATTAAAGATATGGATAGACTAACAAAAGATATTTTGGGATAAACATGAAAAAACAAAGACTAACGGAAATAATAATTGAAGAACTTACCAGTGTTTTAATTGAAAATATTACTAAAAACTTTACTAAGGCTATAGAAACATATAAAAAAATCCAACTTCACCAACAAGACTTAAGAAAGGCTTTTGTTGGAGAGAAAGATCCTAAGAAAAAGGAAAAGTTAAAACAAGGATTAATAAAGATGCACGCCCAGGTTGTAAAGGCTGAACAAGAATTTAATAAAGCCCTACACACAGAACCAGTTGAAGACGATTTAACTGAAAAAAAGAATAAGGGTCTTTGGGCAAATATACATGCTAAAAGAAAAAGAGGCGAAAAACCAGCCCACAAAAATTCTAAAGCACATAAATCTGCGGTTAAGGCAGCCAAAAAAATAAACAAAGAAGGATTAAATGAAGATGTATTTAAGTCTTTTCTTAGTGATGACCCATCGTTTAAACTATATACAGCAACAAACACAGACAATACAAAATCTGTAAAGGCTAGAAAAACGGATAAAACATTTGACGATGGTGTTCCTGTTCTTAAATACATTGCAAGAGCTTCTAAAAAAGATTCACCTTTACCAAAGGGTAAATTTAAAATTATAGAAGACAACAAATATGGTTGGTGGTATTATCAAGTTGGCAAAGCTTGGTATGGAATACAACAAAAAGATTATGGAACACCACCATTTGAATACTAAAAATAAGGAGATAGAGTTATGAGTATATTAGGAAAAATATTTTCAGCTGGAGCTGGAGATTTAGTTAAAAGTGTAGGAGGAGTTATAGATAACCTACACACATCCAAAGAAGAAAAACTAGCAGCAGAACAAAAAATACAAGAACTAGTTGCTAAATATGAAACAGATATGGAAGCAAACATTAGTGACCGTTGGAAGGCTGATATGAATAGTGATTCTTGGTTATCAAAAAATGTAAGACCGTTGGTTCTTATATTCTTAGTAGTATGTACTGTATTAATGATATTCATTGACGCAGGAACTATTTCATTCGTAGTAGAAGAAAAATGGACAGATTTACTACAATTAGTACTCATCACAGTCATAGGTGCATACTTTGGTGGAAGAAGTTTTGAAAAGAGAGTTAAGAAGTAGTACTAAAATAGTCCTAAAAATATATTTATATATATGAAGAAGACAAAGTCGATTAAAGTAATTATTCGAGAAGAATATTTAAAGTGCGTTCAGGATCCTGTATACTTTATGAAGAAATATTGTCAGATCCAACACCCTACCAGGGGAAGAATACCCTTTGATCTATACAAATTCCAAGAAAGAACTCTAGAAGAATTTCAACACAACGATTATAATATTATCCTTAAATCAAGGCAACTTGGTATATCTACTATATCTGCAGGATATTCACTATGGCTTATGCTATTTCACCAAGACAAAAATGTACTTGTAATTGCAACTAAACAAGACGTTGCAAAAAATCTTGTGACTAAGGTTAGAGAAATGCATGATTATTTACCTTCTTGGTTGAAAGGAAATTGTGTTGAAGATAATAAATTATCATTAAGATTTAAAAATGGATCTCAAATTAAAGCTGTATCTAGTTCTGGTGATGCTGGTAGATCTGAAGCACTATCACTACTTATAATAGATGAAGCTGCTTTTATTGATAAGATTGAAGATATTTGGGCGTCTGCCCAGCAAACATTAGCTACTGGTGGTAAGTGTATTGCTCTTTCAACACCAAACGGTGTAGGTAATTGGTTTCATAAGACATGGGTAAAGGCAGAGGAAAATACCAATAATTTTAATACTATAAGGCTACACTGGTCAGTACATCCAGACAGAGAGCAAGCTTGGCGAAATGAACAGGATGAATTACTAGGACCTAAAATGGCTGCACAAGAATGTGATTGTGATTTTGTTTCTTCTGGTCATAATGTAGTAGATCCATCAATAATACAATGGTATGCAGATACCCACCAAATGGATCCACAAGAAAATAGAGGTTTTGATGGAAATTGTTGGATTTGGGAACATGTTGACTATAGTAAAACATATATGGTAGTAGCTGACGTCGCAAGAGGTGATGGTAGTGACTTTTCAACCTTCCATGTGATTGATATTGAAACAGTAACACAAGTAGCAGAGTACAGAGGCCAATTATCACCTAAAGACTTTGGTAATATGCTAGTTAACATAGCAACAGAATATAACGACGCTTTATTAGTTATTGAAAATGCCAGTGTAGGTTTTGGCTCAATACAGAGTGCAATAGATAGAGAATATAAAAACTTATATTATACATATAAACAAGACGGTGTAGTAGATGCTACAACACAATTAACTAGGGGATACGACTTAAAAGATAAATCACAAATGACTCCTGGGTTTACCACATCTTCAAAAACTAGGCCACTTTTAATTTCAAAACTTGATATTTATTTAAGAGAAAAAGACTGTATCATTAGATCTAAGCGCTTACTAGAAGAATTACGTGTTTTCATTTGGAATGGAAGCAAAGCACAAGCACAAAGAGGATATAACGATGATCTAGTTATGGCCTTTGGAATCGCAATGTGGGTTAGAGATACCGCATTAAAATTAAAGCAACAAGGAATAGAGTTAGATAAATTAGCTATAAATAGGATTGGAAAATCCAATCAAGGCGTATATACTAACAATATGGGAAGCGATCCTTGGAAAATGAAAACAACAAGCAATGAAGAAGAAGATTTGCGATGGTTGTTATAAGGTTATAAAAAGGGAAAAACTATGGCGGACAAAACATTTTTTGGAAGACTAAAAAAATTATTTTCAACTGGAGCAGTTGTAAGAAGAGTAGGTGATAAAGATTTACGAGTAGTAGATACTGCTAGACTACAATCAGCTGGAAATTTAGCATCAAACACACTGGTTGATAGATACAACAGACTACACCACTCAAATTTAGCTAATTCTGTATATAATCCAACTCAAGCCTTTGCGCAAATGAGAAATGAATTATTTACAGACTATGAAGCTATGGATACAGATTCAATAATATCATCAGCACTAGATATATATGCAGATGAATCAACAATGAAAAATGAGTATGGAGATATATTACAAATAAACAGTGATAAACAGGAAATAAAGGAAATTTTACATAATTTATATTACGATGTATTAAATGTAGAATTTAACCTCTGGCCATGGATAAGGAATATATGTAAATATGGAGATTTTTATCTTAAATTAGATATTTTAGAAAAGGTTGGAGTAACTAATTGCCAGCCTATCTCTGCATATGAAGTTCAAAGAGAAGAAGGATTAGATCCACAAAGACCGGAGTATGTTAGATTTTTACATGACCCAAGTTTTGCTGGTACAAATGCATCTAATGTTAATTCAACTACAAAAACATATTATGAAAATTATGAAGTAGCCCACTTTAGAATGTTAAATGATACAAATTGGTTACCATACGGCAAATCAATAATTGAATCTGGTAGAAAAACTTGGAAACAATTAACTCTTATGGAAGACGCAATGATGATTCATAGGATTATGCGAGCACCTGAAAAACGAGTATTTAATATTGATATAGGTAATATCCCACCAAGTGAAGTTGACGGATACATGCAAAAGGTAATTACCCAAATGAAAAAAACTCCATATATAGATCAAAATACTGGTGATTATAACCTTAAATTTAATCTTCAAAATATGATGGAAGATTTTTATTTACCTACTAGAGGAGGAAATAGTGGAACAAGTATTGACTCACTAGCAGGAATGGAATGGACCGGTAC